TCAATGCCCCCAGGCTTGCAACGCGGCGACCACCGCCGACGCGATTGCCATTGCCAACATGCCGGCGGTCCCCCACATCGCGGTCCTCGCACGGGAACGGGCGATGGCCTCGGCCTCCATCGCCGCAACGAGGGCGTTCTGCTCTTTTGCACTCTTGGCCTCGACGGATTCGAGACGGGTCTTGAGCTGCGAGATCTCGCTCTTCTGGCCCTCATACTTGCGCCGCAGAGCCTCTTCCGAGTACGTCACGGCAGAGCTGGCGAGCAGGGTATCGTCGTGGTTTTCGAGACGGTCCACGCGACGGTCGAGGGGCTTGTGGCGCGCGTCGCATTCTTTGTCGCGCTTCTCCTCAGCCTTCACGAGATCGGAACGGAGCAGCATCACCTCTTCGAGCACCTTGCGCCCGATCTCATGTGCGGCTTTGGCTTCGGTCCTCGCCGCGGATGCCTCCCGCATCATCTCACCGGTCAGGCTGTCGAGGCCGTCGAGACGTTCAGCGATGCGGTCGAAGTCTGAGTCACGGACGCACCTCGGCTTGCCGCCGTTGCCTGGCTCGTGGCAGGCGGCCGTCACGACTGCGCTCCCGTCACGCCAGAGCCTCCGCACCGTGGGCACGTAACGAACGGGCCGAACGGGAGACGGTATTCTTGGCCGCTACCCTCGCACCGCGGGCACTTTGGCTTTGGCTTCTCTTCCACAGCGCCAAGGAGAGCCGAGAGAACGAGTGCTTGCATGAGATGTTTGTTCACTTCATGCCTCCTTCGTTGGTGGCACCGTGGGACGGTCCTTGACCGTGGGAGCCTCACGCCAGGTGTCAGAGTCGACCACCGTGGTTTGCTTGCCCTTCGCTGCGATCTTTGCGACCCATGCGTTGCCTCCGACGGCGATGAGCCAGGAAAGCGCCGCCAGCCTTCCGGCCTGGAGGACGGCCTCGGCAGTCGCCGAGGGGATGAACAGGGCGCACAGGGCAATCGCCACGCCGGCAGCGACCACCAGCACTCGCCAGCCGTCGAGCGACGGAACGCGAGTCCGAATCGCCTCGACGGTGGCTACGATGACGAGAGCATAGGCTCCAGCGGTTTCGAGTAGGCCGGTCATGACTCCTCCGTTCACCAGTAGACGGTGATGCCTTGCGCCGTGGAGTCAGCCTTGATGATGTAGGCCTTGATCGCGTCCACGTCGCTGTTGGCGTAGGTGATGGTGTCCTCGACGCCGCCCTCGTAGACGACGTGGAGGGTTCCCGCTGTAGCGATGCGGATTCGCCGGGGGAGAACGCCGCCGCCCTCCGCGTACAGGTCCACATCGGCCGCAAGGGGGCCTGCTGCGGCGTAGGTCTTCGACCTCGACGCCGCGTCGATCTGCGTAATCATGGTGTCCTCAGTGGTTCTGGGTGGTAGAGGTCAGACGTCGTCAGCCTTCTTGCGCTCGACGACAGAGAGGATCGACCCGCCGGGGATCGTAGCCTGCACTCCGGTGTCGTTGTGCTTGACCTGCAGCGTGATCGTCACGGTGCCATCGGCTTCGAGTTCACGTTGCCCAATCAGGCAGAAGGTGACGAACTGCGTGCCGGCCGCTGGGGCAGGCATCTCCGAGACGCGAGAGTACGAAGCCCCTGTGCCGTCCGCGATCTTCACGCGAAACGTGGCGACCTGACCGACATCGTCACCAGCAGCTTCGACCTCGAAGTTGATGATAGCCGTCACGAAGTCTCCCGTCACCTTGCTGAGAAGCGTGGTGTAGACGGCCGTGTCCTGCCAATCGTCCGAGCCTGGGCCTGCGTACGTCGTGCCGTCTGTGGCAACCGCGAGGTCTTGCACGCGCGTCGCGCGCTCCTTCAGCCACGTGGCCGCGTCCGCTGTGGCCTGGTGACACGCCTCGTCGTCGGCAGCGTCGTACACCTCGCCGTTCTTCGGAGCTGTGAAAGCCGCCGGCCAAGCCGACCCGTCGGGGGTAAGAGTCTCGAGCGTTCCCATTGCCTACCTCACGCAAGTATCTGGAGTTGATCCTGGATGAGCTGGAGCGTCCCGCCCCCGTTCGCCCTTCCAAGCACGTAGTTGACGCCGGCACTTGTCCCCCGCTGCGCCTTCCCGGTCGTGACGTTCACGGTGATGAGTTCGCCAGCGTCGCCGGAGCCAAGACCAGTGATGGTGGCCGGCACCAGGCCTGAGATCGCTACGGGCGCCAGGCCGTCGGACGGAGTTCCGATCACGATGCCGAGAGGGACACCGGACTGCGTGAGCGACAGCGTGACGGCCTTCTTGATCTGCTCGTCGTTGCTCGGCCCCATGCACACGACGTCGCCCACCTCGACCACCTCGCCGGAAGCGAGCTGGAAGGGGAGCCAGAAGTAGCTGCTCGAGATCCGAGCCTTCAGGTACGCCGTGCGCTTCGTGAGGTCGTAGACGGGGCCGTCGATCACCCACGGTCCGTGCGGGTCCTGCGCTCGTTCGAAAACGATGACCGGCACCCACTCGACAGTCTCGGTGAGAGTCCTCATGCCTTGTATCCTTCCTCGCCAACAGCTAGGCGAGTGACGCGTCCGCCCGTGCGCACGCCCCCGCGCATCGTCCCGTCTCCTCGCCTCCAGAGCGGAGCGCGAAGGTCGCCGACTCCGTTGTCAGTCACGCAGAAAAGCACCTCGATGCAGGTCTCGCCCGCCCCTCTCCACTTGCGGATCGCGCTTCTCATCGCAGGCCACTGACCCGTCTCAAGCCACGTGCCTCGAGCTCCCCACGGGCCTCGGACGAATCCGGCTTCTCCGCGAACGTGGGGGGCTCCCAGAAGCGCGTAGTGGTCGACCACCACCCAGAACCTTGCGAAGTCCGAGGAGGAGCCGGACGGTGGCGTTATGAAGCACCGGAGAGGCAGGAGCCACACGTAGCCGTCGTCATCCTCCCACCCAGTGGGCCATTCCGGCCCAGCCCCCCATGTCGGCGATGTGATGCCGCACGACCCGATTCCGGCAAGGATCCCGGGCCCGGTGCCCGACCACTCCCACGTCTCCCATGCCGCGCCGAGCCTGGTGGCGTAGCTCTCGTGGCTCTCGCCCGGGGCGCGCTGGATCTGCCTCTCCCAGCCGATGAGAGCCAGGCCATCTGCTGGGCAGAACCTCGGGTACCGAGCGAGTACACCCTGGGTCAGCCGCTTCTTGAGCCAGTCGTACTCGGCAGCGAATGCCGTCACCCACTTCGTGCCCCACAGCCCGCTGAGCCTGGGTGGGCTCAGCACCTCGGTGGCGTACTCGACGAAGGTGCTCATCAGATTTCTTGCACCACCAGAAGATCGCTTGCCCCGATGACCGGGACAGCATGGGCGTCGGGAACGACGTTGGCCGCCGGCGTGGTGAGTACGGCGTTTCTGACCGTGGCGACGTCGTACTGCAGCGAGTCCACGAGCTGGGAATGGTAGGCGGTGTCGCCGATGCCCAACGTCCTCGCGTACTCGGCGAGCTCGGCCAAGGCCTGCGCTTTCACCGTGCCGTCGTCCGCATAGGCGTAGATCGTCCCCTCAAGGTCGATGACCTCGTTGGTAGCGCTCTGCACGGTCACCGAGATGCAAAGCGGCTTTTTCGCCAGAATGGCGCTCTCGACGACCCCGACGATGGTGCCGGACAGCGCACCGTCTGGCCCGGCGATGGTGACGATGACCGCGCCACTTCCGCCGGGGTCCGTTTCGACCAGCACCCTCGTGACCTGCGCGGCGTACGGGTGATCGTTGCGACAGTAGTACACGTACCAGTCGGAGTTGGCGCCAAGGCCGAGGACTGCCCACTTGCTTCGGCACCTCTGCTTGAGCAGTGGGTCGGTCTCCTCGTCGGTGCCCTGCGTGCTCGGCCATGTGCCAGCGCCGCTGTCGACGTTCGTCGCGGTGACGCCCACGAGAGGCGTCAGCATCGTCGTGATGGTGCCGATCGGAACGTTGTAGTCCGCGCCTGGCGACTCGGCACGCAAGGTGACGGTGAGCGTCGACCCGCTCGCGAGCGTCCCTCCGTCGATGTTCGTGTAGCGCCGGACCCCGTCGGTGAACCAGAGCTGCCCAGGAAGGATGGTGAAGGGGCCCTCTCCCGGAGCGCACGTCAGCAGTTCCGGTCCCTCGGTGTACCCGGCAGCATACCGGGTGAGCCCGTATACCTCTTTGGCGTAGAGGGTGAGCCAGTCGCCCGTGGCGGTGGACAGAAAGCCCGCCTTCGCTACCTCCACCTGGCTGGTGGAGTACATGGCGGACTCCTCCGCGTCCATCTCGATGATGGTTCGGGCCGTCCCTCCGTCGTGCCAATCGGTCACGGGGAATCCGGCGTCGGTGAGCCGCTGGAGGAGCCTAGCCTTTGCCTGCTCGTTGGTGGAGCTCGTGATGAGCGTCTGGAGCGTGACCGTCATGTCTGCACCTGGATAAGGGTCCCCGCCTGGGAGACGGAGGCGACGAGGCGAAACGGGCCCGCTGCGCTGTTGCAGGCGAGGGCGGTGGTCAGGGTCCGCGTCGCCGGTGTCCAGCGAACAGATGGGGAGGCGGAGCGGACGCGAGGGTCCTTGAGCGCCTCGGACTCAAGCCCGCTCCGGCATGCATGGAGGGTCTGCTTGTCGACCTCTCCGTGGCAGTACTCGACGAGGCCGCGGCCGTAGTCGGGGGAGTAGAACAGCCCGCCCCGCGGAGTGCGGATGCGCCAAGCGAGTGCCCACGCTACGTTCCTCGTCCCACCCACGAGGCGCAGATGCGGGTCGAGATCGTCTTCGCACATGATGTCCACTCCGAGGTCGGCATTCGCAACGCCAACCCTTGCGGCCGGGACGACCGGAGTCGGGGCGAGGGGGAAGGTGAACTCGCTCATGCCTTGTTCCCGCTGCTGTCGATCGCGCTGACGCTGAAGGTTGGGGAGGACGTCCAGCCTCCGTTGCGAAGCACGGTGAACCGCTGCCCTCCGGAGATGACAGCCCGCGTCGATCCGGTGTAGCGACCAACGAACACGGAACCGTTGAACACGGTCTCCACCGTCGATCCTTGGCTCACGCGAACCTCGACGTGGCGAAGCTCGACGTCATCCGTCACGTCGAAGCTGACCGTGTCGGAGCTTCGAATCGGAGTGCCTGGCGTGGGCGAGATGTTGCCGATCGTCGGAGTCGTCTCATCCACCACCAGCTCGATCTCGGCGCTCGCCTCCTCTGTGTTCGTGTCGACGTTCCCGGCTGCGTCACGAGCCCTGACGCGGACGTAGTACGTCGCCCCCGGTGCAAGGTAGTCGAGGTCGAAGCTGCACTCGATCGGGCCTTCGATCGTTTCCCACCCTGAGGGAAGCACGTCCGCCGCAAAGACTACCGCTCGCGTTGTCCACGTGTCACCTGGCGTCGTCGAGACGTGGACCTCGTACTGGATGGCATCCGTGGCCGTCACGGCGTCCGTAGCGGCATCCCACGTGAGCGTGATCGTGCCTTCGCTTGCAGTCGCGCCGGTGACGCCCACGAACGTCGGTGCCGTGGTATCAGGATCGGGAGCGGCAACGGGCCAGAATTGATCGATCTCGTGCACGATCCCCTTCGTAGCGGTACCCGGAATGCCGCCTTGCAACTTTGCGACAATCACCTTGCCGGATGACACACAACACTGGCCGGAAAACCCATTACCGCTCGGCGGACTGGGGGCCAGTACGTATTGGGCCACTGTCCCGCCCCACCCCGCACTCGCAATGAACGCACGAAGCGACCCGGCGGTAACGCCTGGGTATCCCACGGCGTCATAAGGCGACGGAACGAGCAGCGTTGAGTCATCAACAAACACGAACTTCCAGTCCATCGTGATCGCAGACGCGAGCTCCTCGTAACCTCCGAGATTGGTGGACGTGTGCAGCGCGTGGTCCGGCAACAGCTTCGCAATCTGCGTCCACGTCCCTGCGACAAGCTGATAGATGTACACGGCGCCCGCTGCGTTGCCCGCATCGTCTTCCCCGGGAGCACTGGCCGCAATGACGTCCCCCCGAACGCCTACTCGATGCCCGAAGTAATCGGATGATGCGCCGTCCGCCGGATAGAAGCTCGTCGTCGACGCGCCCCAATCCGGGTCCTTATCGTAGACGTACACCTTGCCGCGACTCGACGTATCTCCGGGGGCGCCCACAACAGCACGCGTACCATTCGCGTTGACAGCCACGGACATCCCGAACTTTGCGGGACCGAGCCCCGTAGCCTGGTTGAGATCGAATTGACCAGTACCCGCGTTCCAGTCAAAAAAGTAGGCATACCGGTGTGCGAGGAGACCAGGGCGACCAACCACGAGCGTGGAAGCGTCGTCGGACATTGCAACGCAGCGCCCGAAGTACCCGTAATGATCGAGGTTGGTATCGACGGGCGCCGCGATCTCTTGAATCAGTGTCCACGTCCCCGCAACTCGCTTGTATACGTAGACGCGCCCCTCGTTGGTCTTCGCTCCCGTGTACATGTGCGCGCCGACTACGAGCAAGTCGCCTTTGACGTCGACGCTAACGCCGAAGTTGTTCGCTTGCGTGAGCTTGATCGCTTCCACCCACGCGCCCGTTCCGCCTTCGTACACGTACGCGCTGTGGATGCCAGGGGCACCGATCGCAAGATACTGACTCGTAGCGGCGACCGAGCATCCAAAACGGTCGCCCGCCGCAGACCCAGACCCGAGGATCGCCTGGAGGTTCGCCTTCTTGTCTAGCAACGTCCACGTCATCGAATCCTCAACGTCTGCTCGACGGGAGCGGGTGGAGCGGTGGGCGAGCCGACCGCGGTGGAAGTCTGCAGCGCGCCCGTGGTGATCGAGATCACGGCCTCCGCGTTGTCGGTCAGTTCGGCGACGATGGCGGATGCGATTGCGTAGCAGTCAGCCTTCAGGGGACCGTGACCGGCCGGGTCCGAAGTGATGCCGATGGTTGCCGCGAGCGCGACGCGTGCGTCGTAGATGCGCTTCGAAAGGCCCGTCGTGCAGGCCAGATTGCCGACTGCCATCGTCATTCGCTCACCACCTTCGTGCTCGCGCTCGTGATCAGGTACGGCCCCGCCGTGTCGCCGAGTCGGGCCACGCCGCGGACAGCGTCCTTCCCGAGCTTGACGGTCGTCGACGCGTCGAACGTGACGACAAGAGGCGTCCCCGACTCCCACAGTTCGGCCACGGGACGCGACGGGTCCCCCGCCTCGAAGGCGAGCAGGACGCGGGCACCCGATGGGACTGTGAGGACAAGCCCCGGGACTCCAAGGCGGATCGGGACGCCGGGGATGCCTGGAATCCTTGGGTCGTCGGGCAGCAGCTCGAGCTTGCCGGAGCCGTCCTGCGAGACGACCCGTGCCGGGTACCTGGCCAGGTAGTCGAGCCTGGCGCCAACGATCGACTCAAGCACCCTCTCGAGCGCAGCCTTGAACCGATCAAGCACTTCCCACCTCGAACCAGACCGTTGTGCGCGACAGGTGCGGGAGCATCTGCACGCGCCCGACCCTCCGACCGCGGAACGTCGTCCCTGGCAGAAGCAGCTCGTCGGTCGCGATGACTACGGCGTCGTGCATCGGAAGCTCGTCCATGACCTCGTGCTCGACGCTCGCCTCTGGCCACGTCTCCTCGCCGAACCAGAACGTTCCGTCAGGCAAGAACCTCCAGGCGAAGCCTCCCTTGCGGGCAAGCATCCCGACCGCCTGGGCGGCCTGCCGGCGGATCCTGATCCAGTGCGCCAGGACCATGGACAGGCCGCCTGTTGCAGTGGCAGAGACCACCTCGCCGACGCTCTCGACGGTGTCGACGATGGGCAGTCGGATGGGAGCTCCGCGGAACGTCTTGGCTTCGGCCTCGTCACCGATACGCCCCATGCCTCCGACGACTCGCAGCGGGTTTCGCCCGTGCACTGCCTCCCCGCCGTCGGAAACGCTGCCAGCGAGCGACCATGAGCTGTACTCGATGAGGGCGGTGCCCGTGAGCGTGTCCTCGGTGTCGAGCTGGATGTCGCCCCACCACGCGCCGATTCTCGGCAAGACGATCGCGGCCTCGAGGATGTCGATTCCACTGAGAAGGCCCGGCATCACTCGTCCCAGTAGTTGGGGTTGTTGTAGTCGGACTCAGGCGGCACTGGCGGCGGCGGCCCCGGGGGATCGATGCCGTTGGCGCGCGCGAGCTCCTCCCACGAAACGGGGGACCCAGCCGCCACCATGGCAAGCCATTCCTCTTCGACCGACTTGCGGTTCGCGGAGTTGCTGCTGCCGGATGTCTTCGCGCCCTTGGGCGTTCCTGTCCCCGTGGTCTTCGCCTCTGCCACCCACTCGATGGTCGGGATCTTGACCGTCTTCGTGCCTCGAATCGACCCGTCCTCGAGCCCGCCGATGTTCTTGACGAGCACCGCTCCGATGCCGGCGTCGTACGTCACGGGATGGACGATCTCGAACGGGTCCGACTCCTTGCGGTCCGCGGGGTCTCGAAGCTGCGGCCTGATCTTCCTCCACTCGGCCCAGTGCGCTGGTGTCCAGAGCAGCAGTTGGATCTCGACCTCGGCAGGCTCCCATCCCTTGACGGTCAGCTTTGCCTTCGACTTGCCGTCCGGGCTCTTGACGTCGATCTTGCGCTCTGCCGGCTTCGTGATGACCACACGCGCGAGGCCTGGGAGATGGAATGGCCCGAGTTGGCACCGCTCCCAATCGTTGCGAGTGCCGAGGTCGAGGATGCCGCCCGTGCTCGAGAGCCAAAACGGTGCAGCGTCCACGACCGCGGGCGTCGTCGGCTCACCGTCCGCGATCGTATCGGTGCCCGCGCCGTCACCTGGAGGACGACCGCTTCCCCCGGGAGGAGTCCACGGGCCAAAGGTGTCGTTCTCGTAGGTCATGGGGTTGCGCGAGGTTTCATGGTCTGCGAAAGTCTGGACATGAACCAGCAATGGCAGCAGCCACCACAGTGGCAGCCGCAACAGCCGAGGCCGAAACGAGGGCCACCGACCTGGCTCGTCGCTGTGCTTGTCGGGAGCCCGGTCATCGCCCTGATGACCTGTGGTGGCGTGATGTGCCTCAGCGCAGCAGTTGGGGCCAAACAGAACCGAGCGAAAGCCACGGCTACGGCCACAACCGCAACGACCGCGGCCCCGCGGCAGGCCTGCTACACAGGAGACGACTGCTACCTGCGGACGATCGGTCGCGACAAGGCTGTTCCCGTCTTCGGAAGCGAGGACGCTCTATCGGAGGCGACGAAAGCTGCTGCTCGGAAGGACGCGCTCGGCTTCGCCTCGCAGATTGCCTTCAGCGTTGACGATGGGACTCCCGTTCGCGTGACCGACCGCGGGTTCGAGAAGGCCGAGGTCCGGGTGCGGTCCGGCCAGCATGTGGGCCGGTCGGGATGGGTCGGGGAGGCGAGCCTCAAGCCGTGACCTACGTGCTCGGCTGAAGTCCCATCTCGAGCGCGATCTCCTCCCACGCCTCGAGCATCCCTCGCTTGACCTCGGCTCGGCTCCCGCCACCGCTGATGTTGACGTTCTCGATGCGGACCTGCATGCCAGCTCTGCCACCGCCAGCACCGCCGCCTGAGGCAGCCGCCGCCGCACCGTAGCTGGCCGCGAGTTGCTTGGGCTGAGGCGGGGCGATCATGCTCATGGCCGACTCCCTCACGGTCGGGGTCTCGGCGTCCATGCCACCTGCCACGCCGAGGGCCGCGTTGACGCCGCTCTTCCAGAAGAGGCGAGACGGGCTCTTCTCCTGAAGGAAGGACGACAGCGCGTTCTTGGCGGCCTGCCCGAGGGACTTTGCCGCCGAGATGACCGAGGAGATGCCGGCAAGGATGCCGTTCGCGAAGCCGAGGGCCAGGTTCATGCCCGCGCCAATCATCGCTCCGACGAAGCCCGCCACGGACTCGTAGACCCCGACGACGGCGCCCTTGACCCTTCCAGGCAGCTCCACGATCCAGTTGATGGCCACCGCTGCGTTCACCGCGATGTCGAGCAGAGCCTTGCCGAACACGGCCGTGAAGGTGACGCCGGCGCCGACGACGAAGCCGAGGGCCTTGCCGATCATGCCGATTGCTTCTGCCACCTTCTGTGCGTCCGCGGCCTTGTCGCCGGTGATGGCACCGAAGGCCTTGAGAAGAGGCCCAAGGCCGGAGATCAAGCCTTCCTTGAAGCCTTTGCCGAAGGCTTCGATGTGGGGAAGGACCTTCTCCACGACGATGAGCACCTTGTCGAAGGCCGCCGTGAGCTGGCCCGTGTCGACGTTGCCCATGAGGTCGGCGAGGATGCCGCCCATTCGGTTCATCATCTCGACGGTCTTGTTGCCCGTGGCGGTGAGCTGTCCATCGCTGCTGAAGAACACGCCGAGCAGTGACTTCATCGCCCCGCGGACGCCTTCGGCGAACCGGTTCAGCCCCCCGCCCTTCATGTCGAAAGCCTTGTTCCAGAACAGCACGGAGGAGCCGGCGAGCTGTGCCCACAAGCCGGAAATGAGCCCCATTGCTTTCTCGGAGGCTCCGCCAAAGCCCTCCTCGATCGTATTGAGCACGGCTTCGATGCCGACCTTGCTCGAGATCTTGCCGGCCCGAATCGCCTTGTCGACCTCGGTGACGGACTGACCCGTGATCTTGCCGATCTGCTCCATCACCTTGCCGACCGGAAGGCCCCGCTCGGAGAGCTGGGCGTTGAGCTCCTCCATCGAGAGGATGGGCTTGGCTTTCATCTGTCCGAGTGCCAGCATGATGCCGTTGGCGTCCGCGGCCGTGCCTCCCATCACGGTGTTCAGGTCACTCACCGCCCGCATGACCCGCTCGATCTCGGAGGTGTCGAAGCCGCGCGCAAGGAGCTTCTGGAAGCCTGAGACGACCGTCTCGGTGTCGAGCGGGCTTTGGAATGCGAACTTCAGGGCCCTTGCGTAAAGCTCGCTCGCCTTCGTCCCGCTCTTGAGCATGACCTCCATGCCCACCAGCGTCTTCTCTCGGAAGCTGTAGGCCGAGATGGCCGCCTGCCCGAAGGCAATAACCGCCTTGGCCCCGAAGTAGCCGATAGCCACGGTCGCCGCGGTGAGGGCCGCCACGACGGCCGCCACGCCACCGAGAAGGCCGCCCACCGCCGTCGTCGCCACCCCGCCGAGGGACAGGCCGACCTTGCCGAGGGCCCCGTCCACCTGAGTGAGCGCGCTTCCGAGCTTGAGCACCCCGCCAGCCGCCTCGTTGCCACCCAGCCGGCCCGCGAGCTGGACGAGACGCGAGAACCCGCTGAGCTGCTTCGGAGTCGACTGCAGGGCCAGCGGGGTCTTGACTGAGCCCATGGACTTCATCGACAGCTCTGCCGACCTGGCAATCTTGTCCGCCTTCGTGAGCGAGGTTGTGTACTTGTCGACGGCGGACGACATCCGCAACGCGGGGCTGGATGTCTGGTCGATGGCTTTGAAGGACCAGGAAAGAGCGCTCATTGAGTCATGAACCTTCGCACGACGTACATGAAGTCAGCCACCAACAGCCACCCGATCCTTGCGTCGTCGCCCTCCTCGTCTCGGAAGGCAGACCTGAGACATTCCGCTGCCACTTGCGGGCTGGCCACCGCGGAGCGGTAGCGGTTCAGAGTTTTTTTACGCGGACCTTCTCGTGCATCTTGGCGAGCTCGGCGAGTTTGTTGCCGAGCGTCACGACGATGAACGGAAACTCGTCGGCGATGGCTGCCATCTTCTCTCCGTCGGGGTACACGACGCATGACATCGCCAGCCCCCGGAAGGCCTCGAGCTTCTCACCCTTCTTGTCGCCGCCGTCCTGCAGAAAGCGCTCGACCTCCGGGACCGTCGGGCCTTTGCACACGTACTCGTCGCCGTCCTCGTCGGTGATCAGGTACAGCGTCTTGTGCTTGGCCTTCAGCTCTTGAATCGTCGCCTCATCAACCTTGCCCATGCTTCACCTCAGTCCTGTCGCTGGCTCACGCCAGGCTTGCCGTTCCAGAGGATGACCCCGCCCACGATCAACTCGACCTTGACGGGGATCGCCTCGTTGTTGCCCTTGCTTGCGTCCACGCTCGACTTCTTGATGCGGCAGAGCGGGACGGTGTCCGTGAGGACGGGTGTGACGTTCGTCTCCGAGTAGGATACGACGAGGGGGAAGAACACCTCGTACGGGTACGGTCCCAGGCTGTCGAAGAACTCCTGGAAGTGCCGCCGGGTGTGAAACTCGAGAGACGCATCGACCTCGTAGGTTCCCTTGGTCATCCCGATCGGGGTGCCGTCGCCGCCCTGCACCTTGCCACCGTCGAGCCCGTCGGAGTAGTTCACCGAAGAGAGCAAGTCCCCCTTGAGCTTGCCCATGCCTGCCCGGATGGACGTGAAGCTGTACTCGTGTCCGTTGACGAGAAATCCCATGGCTTGCTCCTTACTCGCTCACGGTTCGGGTGAACGCGATGTCGTGCTCGATCCACTTGGCGTCCGGGCGGATCTGGATGCGGGTCTTGCACCGGATCGTGCGCGTGGCGCCCATGTCCACGGTGCGGTTGACGACGAACTGGGAAGCGCTTGCGTTGCCCGCGTCCACAACGCCGTTCTTGACTCCCTGACCCACGAACTCCTCGATCCTTCGCGCCTCGTGCTCCTTGAGCGTTCCGTTGGCTCCGAGCTCGAAGTCGTCGTGCATGAGCTCGATGAGGAAGCTGTCGGCGATGCGCAAAGCCTTGTCCATGACGCGGCCGTTGCGGAGCTGCGCGAAGTCCGAGCCCTGCGGGGCCATGGTGTAGTCGTCTTCCGCGTAGAAGCCCGCCTTCTCCACGTAGGTCCGCAGCACGCAGAACCGCGCCTGGTCGTTGCCGAGGGCCGGGGTTGCGCGTTCGTCTCGGAGCAGCGCCCGCACGCCGGGCAACGTGCCGTCCTTCACGCGGCCGATGTGCGTGTGCGCCTTGGTGCCAAGGGCCCGCCGTGCCATCGACCATGCTGCGGAGCGCTTGTAGAAGACGCCGTCGATGTCGCTGTACAGCTCGACGAAACCGGGACAGCAGACGACGCGCTTTGCCACCGTGTTGATGGTCTCGGTGAGCAGGTCGGCGTCGCTGTCGTCGGCCCCCTCGACGAGGCCTCGGATGTAACGCTTCGCCGTCTCGGCCGCGGTGAGCCTGGCTTGAAGAGCCACAACCAGGTCGGCCGTGTCCGAGGCGTCGGCCGGGGTGCCGACCACGAAGGCAAGCGAGGCCTGGTAGGGCGTCGCCAGAAACGCGTTGACCGCGGTGTTGAGCTCGGTCGTCGTGAACCCTGGCGCGGTGCAGCTGATCGAGTAGGTCGTTGCCAGCACGTAGGTGCCGACGCCGAAGGTGAGCGTCAGCCCGGTGCCCGGGATCTCGTAGTCGCCACCCGCCGGGATCTGGAACGTCCCAGAGTACTTCGGGTGGGCGACGTTGCCGTTGAGGCTGTACTTGAACTCCCCAGCCCCGAGAGCGCCGGCCTTGGTGATGACCGCCACGACCGAGTAGGCGTCGCTCGGCTCTCCGGCGACCGTCACGTCCGGTCCGGAGCCGACCTTCGTCACCGCGCTGGCGACGCCTGCGACGTCCGAGGTGACCGGCACGACCTTGACCGGACCTTCGCCGAGCAGATGCGCGACGGCTTGCGCGAGGGGGCCTCTTCCGAGGTCCTCGATCGCGTCGTCCTTGTCCGAGTAGCTGTAGACGGTTCCAGGGGTGCCGCCGGTCGCCACACCGAACACGACCATGTCGTTTTCGATACTGGCCGGGACCGTCCCGAGCGCGCCGTCGCCCACCGTGTTGTACACGCCGCCGAGATTGCTCATCGTTCACTCCTCGCTAGAGGGGGTTGTCATTCACCAGCTTCAATCCACCCGTCTCCCGGCGTGGATTCGGTCTCGTAGGTCCACCCCGTTGCCGAGGTCGTTGGCACGAGTTCGTCGAGCACCGGCACGTCGATCGTGACGGTCAGTACCACTGCGTCCCCGTTCGTCAGCCAGTGGTCGGATTCGGCCCCCGGCGTGACACGTCTCGGGCGAAGCGACGTGGACGCCAAGCGTTGCAGCGCCACCAGTTCGTTGGCCCACAGGTCGCGCACCTGGGCCGCGTCCCGGCCCCAGACGTGGATTTCGACGAGCTGTTGCTCGATCCACAGCATGCGCGGGTTGCCGCCAGGTAGTCCACCGCCGAACTCCGACTCGGCCGCTATCCACACGACTCTGGGTGGAGCGCCGCGTTCGTTGAGGTTCGTGCGGCCGAACAGGTGAGACACAGAGGACGCGCCGAGCTCCACGACGACAGCGTCCATGAGCTGTTCGAGGTTGCTCTTTGCCATGGTCATCCGCCGAAGTGCGCGTGCATGAAGTCGTCAGCCGCATCTCGGGCCCGCATGTCGAGCTCGGGAGGCATGCCACTCAGAGGCGCGAAGGGCCGCGGCGGGATGACCACGCGACGGGCGAACACGAACCCGGACGCGCTGCGCTTGGCGTGCTGTCCACGCTTGCCCTTGCTGACCTGGGTGAAGCTCGATCCAGCCCACCGCAAAGCCTTCTTGCGCTTTGGCACGATGGTGGCGCCGTACTGGTGGGTGGTGGCGTAGATCCTTCCGACGCTCACCTTCCAGCCCGTGGCCGTGACCGCAATGGGCGTCGAAGCCGCACGCATCAGGCCAGAGTTCATGAGAGGCTTCTGCCCGCGTCCGTTCGCTGACGACCGAAACTTGAGCGGCGCCCACCTGTCCCCGTACGGGCTGCGCGACTGCTGAAAGCAGTCCATCATGAAGTCGCGGTACTCTTCCGCGAGATTCGCGACGAAGGCTTGCTTCATCGATGGTGTCGAAAGCCTGCGAAGCTGGGCGCTCAGCCGCCGAGCCTTACCGAAGTCGCCTACGACGCCGCCCATCACCACCCCCGAAGAGACTTGGTGTAGACGAACGCGCCGCCAGAGCTCTCCTCTGGCGTGCTGTCCACGATGCCGTCCGGCGAGATCTTCCCCTCCGAGACGCGCTCGAACCATCGGATGGCGTCCTCGTACATCGTGCGGATGTGCTCGTCGCTTCCCTCCGGAGCGTAGCCGATCGACGCCATGAACCGGTAGGCCGCGACCGCCGCGGTGTGCCCGGACAGGTCGTCACTCCAGCTCACGAGCGGAAGGTCGTACTGACCCCCGAGGTAGCCCGCGGCCAGATCGCTGCCGTGCACGAGCGCCCGGTTCAGCTTCTGGGCGTCCACGCCATCGAGGATCGAAGGCCCAAGGCTCAGAGCTTCCAGGTCCTTTGCCGTGGCGAAGAGTTGCCGAGCCGCTCCCGCCACCGCGATGGTGGCGTAGGTCCCCGCCAGCGTCCACGACGCTCGGACGTACCTGTCCAGCCCGACCACGACGAGCTCCGCCGACCCAGCCGCCTCCATCGTGACCGAGTCCACTGGTCGCCAGGTCAGCTCGTCGGGCGACGTCTCCACGGTCACGGTGAGCGATGGATCGGTTCCCTCGAGCGCCGCCACGACCACGCGCAGCTTCGCGGCAGATCGGGTCGCAGCAATGTCGACCACCTCGCCACTTCCCGCCGAGGACACCGTCGTGACCGGCTGGAGGGTGATGGACAGCTTGTTCATTGCCACAGGCCCTTGATCGCGCTCTCGTGCGCCTGGATGTTCTGCGGGGACGTCGCCAGCACGGTCGCGAGGAAGTCGTCACACCGCTTGCTGTACGCCTCGTGCTGCGAGTCGTGCACTTGCAGGACGGACGCGAGTAGGCGCCCCCCCGCGACCGCGTCGAAGCCGTCGTAGCGGTAGCCTATGCCGTCGGGCAGAAGCTCCGAGTTGTGCACGAGCGGGTAGTGGCCGTGCAGGGCGTCGTAGTAGGCGTAGTTCAGCCCGCATTCCCACTGGTGGCTGACCACGACGTCCGTGTGCGTGCTCAGGAAGTAGGGCGTGTTGAAGCGGCCCTCGAAGCTGCACTTCCTCGCCTTCCACAGGTCGAGCGCGGAGGCCCACGAGTTGAACGTGAGGTGCTCTTTGAGGTGGAAGGTGTTGGTGAGGTAGACGTGCTCCACCAGGTCTGGCCGAAGGCGGTACGCCTGCTCGATCACGCACGCCGGGATGAACGAGCTTTTCACGACGTTGATGTTCGGTTCGAACACCCCGATGCGCTTTGCCTTCGCCCCAGGCTTGTATCCCCACGCACCGTCTGGAAGCTCCGTGATGGCCTTGTCGACGAAGAGGGGCTCCCAGATGTGAGGGAGATGCAGAACGGGGGCCCGGTACATCGTCTGCCACCAGGCTGCGTTCGTGCGCATGTGCTGCGCGGTCGTCCACACCTGGTCGTAAACGGCGCCATTGAAGATCGCGCCTGCGTCACGGGAGAACAGGACACGCTCCATGTCGATGACGTATGCGTTCCCGAACTTGTAGGCGACCACGCGGCCGCCGCGCGACCGGACCGATGCGATGCTATCCGCCGAGACCTGGGCCCCGGCTTCGATGAGCACGTCTACCTGGTCGAGGACCTCCCCCATGCGCACGAACTCGAGTTCGAGCCCGTCAAGCATGAGCGCTGGATGGGGCTCGGCCTCGTGCCCTCCGTTGACGGCGAAGACCTTCCCCACGAGGCCAGAGGCTCGCAGCAACCGGACCAGGAAGACGCAGTTCTGCGCCGCTCCGTTGTCCCAGATGCTGTGACGCTTGTCCCCGTGGAGGAAGAAGGTCACCGCTACGTTTGGGCGGTCTCTCATCAGGCGTCGATCGAGGCGATGAGCGAGGAGATGGCCGCATCAATGGAGGCGACGTCCGCCACTTCCGTCGACAGGACGACGGATGCGACCGCGGTGATGGAAGCCGCAGAGGACGCCGTGGTGCTCAGCGCCGTCGACAGATTCACGGAATCCTTGGCGGTGAGGGATGCGTCACCCGATGCGATCGTGCTCAGCGCGGTGGACAGGTTGACCGAGTCCTTCGCCGTGAGGGAAGAGTCTGCGCTGGTGCGCGTGCTCTCCTCGGTGCTCAGCCGCGTGGTCAGCGACTCGTAGGAGGAAGCCGAACTGAGCTCACCCACGCTCTCGTCAGCCGACAGGCGGGTCTCGAGAGAGGCGACCGCGGACTGCGTCGGTCGCTGCGTGAAGGTCAGCGAGGTCGTGCCGACGGTGATGCTGCCGGAGGTCGTCAGCGCGTACTCGAGTCCAGCGTTGGCCGTGCCCGTCGCGACGAACAGGTGCACGCCGCCGCCGTTGGCGATGGCGAGGTCGGACAGATCGTGCCGCGTCATAGGTGCATGGGCGCCTTCGACCTTGCCGACCTTGTAGACGCCGTTGTCCTCGGTCGCCGTCTGGTTCTTGAGCAGGACGAGGTTGCCTTCGACGAGGGTGACCCCGTCCATGGTGGTGGAGCAGGAGGCGAGGTCGGCGACGTTCCCGGTGCTGGCCGCGATGACGGTGAGCAGCAGCCGGGCGCCGTTCTGCGGAAACCCGTAGGGAGAGAACATGGATGGTTCTGCCTTTCAGCCGCAATGGGCGGCGGATGTGTTGATCAGACGGCTTCCCCGCTCACGGAGTACGTGGCGGTGGTGGTGCCCCCGGCGAGCGCCCAGTTGGCGCGCGCGTACCGGTCGCAGCCGGGGAAGGACTTGCGCTCGGCTCCGGTGGCGTTGGCGGCGGCAAACGCGCCGAGGCTGCGCCACGTGGTGGCGTCCTTGGACGTGTAGACCGTCACGGTGAGGGTGGTGCCTGCCCCGAGGGCGGCCACGGTCAGGTCGAGAAGAAGCGTGCCCTTGGCGCCCACCTCCACGGTGGTGCCGTCGCCGCTTGCCCCGTCGACTTCCTTGCCGCTGTCCAGCACGATCTCGTCGAAGTGCTCCAGGCGGCGGGTCCGTTCGTTCTTGTACGATCCCATGGTCAGGTCTCCATCGCCGCGAGGGCGGACAGGACAGACTTCGCCGCCCGCCGGGACATGCCCCTGCGGACGAGCTCGTCCTCGGTTGCGTCTTGGAGGTCCTCGACCGCCGCGTATCCGGCAGCCAGGACATCCTCCCGGCGGGGGAAGTCGGCGGGCAAGTCGGTGCCAGGCACCTCGGTGTCCCGGATCTTGCGGTACACGCCGCCAAGCTCCGACTTGCGCTCGTCTGCCCCGTGCGACTGCATGGTGAGCACCCGCCGGTGGTGCAGCAGCATCGACTCGTTCGCCATGCCGTGCCTCAGTTGTGGGTGAGCAGAGCGACGCCGGGCTTCGTCTTGCCGGGCAGGCGCTTGTAACGGTGCACGACCGCGTAGGTCGAGACCACGATGACATCGGCGCCAGCAAGAATGTCGCGGCCAGTCTCGACCTCGGGCGTGCCGTTGTACCAGCACACCCCGGCTCCCGGGTTTGCCAGGACCGTGGTGTACTTCGCCGGGGTGATGCCCGCGGCGGCGGCGAGACGGTCGCTCATGCCGACCGGGTAGCCCACGAACGTGCTCAGCCCGCCGGTCTGTGGACTGACGAGCAGGTTGCGCCCCGTGGCGTCCTTGAGCTTCCACATGTCGTTCTCGACCTTGCTGTGGGCCATAAGCAAGGAGCGGGCACCCGCTTCGTCTCCCCACTTGGCGCGGCCGTCGATGACCAGGTCGCTGTCGATCGTCCGGGGCGTGGTGGCGCTGTAGACGTCCACCGTCATCGCGGGCAGGCTCGCCACGAAGGATAGGATGAGCATGCGATCGATCGCGCCTTCGAATCCCGCGACGGCCTGCTCGGCGGCCTCCTCGTACGGGTCCTTTCCGCCCTCGCCCTTGGCCCCGGCCATGCGAGCCCAGTCCGTGATGGAGAACGCCTTGCCGATCCGGTGGACCGTGGCTTCCTCCTCGGTCTGCGTGATCTTGGTCGGCGTGAAAGCGGAACCGTCGGCGAGCGACTCCCACTCTCCGATCGAGCCGAAGTAGGGGACCTTGACCTTCGTGCCGACGGCGTCAGGCCCGCCGGGGAAGGACGAGTTGAGAATGGCAGCGCCGGTGCCCCACAGGGCGTTGACGCCAGCCGCGAAACGAGCGGAGACAGCTTCGGTGAGCTCCTCCACATCGACCAGATCCGTGATCTTCGTTGTCATGGTGTTTCAGCTCCTTCAGACCGAAGTCCGCGCCAGATGCTCGGCCTTGAGGGCCTTCGCGAGTTCAGGGTTGGTGCGCTTGAGCACAGCGCGCTGCGTGTAAGACAGCTCCTCCCACTTCTTGCCGCTGGCGGTCGCCCCAGCCGCGCTCTCGTCGGTGTGGTTCGGCTTGGAGGCCAGAACGACGGGGAGGGTGTCGATGAGGCCCTTGAGCCGGTCGGGGTCGTCCAGTCCGATGGCGCGGAGGTTCGCCTCCATCGCGACGGTGACCTTCTTCTCGGAGATGCCCCTGGTGATGAGGTCGTTGACGCGAGCCTCGCTGGCGCCCTTCTCGAGCTCCACGATCTTCGCCTGGGACTCCTCGAGCTTCTTGGCCGCCTCCGACCACCCCTCGAGCTTGCCGATCGCTTCGCTCACGGTGTTGGCCCTGGTCAGCGACAGGATGCTGCGAGTCGCATGGATTGCCGAGTTGATCGCCGCGTTCACCTCGGCGTCGGTGGCGTCGGACTTCAGGCCGAGCGCCAGAATGAGAGCTGTGCGTTCCATTAGGGAACTTCCTTTCTCCGCCTTGGCGGAATCCTCCGTGGCACTCGGCGCACGGAAACTTCTCTGATCGAGGGGGCGCGCCGCGGCGAGGGGCTGGGTGAGGGGCGCGTAGGTGCGAATGACTTCCTGCGCGTCGTCCGCGAGCTTCGCTTCCTGCCCCTCGAGCACGTACCCGCGGCGGTACAGCTTGCCAGCCACCTCGTAGACGACCGAGTCGTCGTAGACGGCCTCGACCCACGGGTATTCCTCCGGCATCCTGACCCGAAGCGCTCGGTCAATCGCTCGCACGATGACGTCGAAGGACAGGCCGGCCTCGAGACGCCGGTCCGCGATGGCTGCGACAGGCGCGATGCCCAGCATTGCCGGGTCGTTGGTCAGGGCGATGTTTCGGATCTCGACGACACGGCCCGTGGCCACCTCGACGTCGCACCAGGGCGAGAAGTACCCCCACTCGAGGTCTTCGATTGCCTTCTTCGCTGCGGGGGTCCACGTGATGCGCACCGCCCACAGCTCGGGCCCGGACTCGCTGTCTCGCACCTCGAGGTCGAACCATCCGGCCGCCTTCTGGTGCTGAGGGTCGGGGTCTGCCGACTCTAGCGCATGCGGGCGGGCGTGGGCGTAGTCGAAGTGCAGGCGGATGCCACGCTCCTCGAACGCTGCCATGACCGCGGCCGCAGCTTCTGCGTCGAAGACGATGGGCCCGCTGTAGGACGGATTCGTGCCGGCCCGGAACACGAGGATCTCGGACGGAGCCGTCCCCGCCAGCTCCTTCGCCAGCAAGTAGCGCTTCTTCTTCATGGTGATTCCGTTGCGGCGTCAGCCGCACAAACGCACGCCGCCCAGCTTGCGGCCGGGCGGAGTCATCTCTTGCGATTGGCCGTCAGTACACGGCGCCGGGGGAGTCTTCCCCGGAATCCCTCTGCAGGATCGCAGCCGCTTCCGACGGGATGTCTTGCTCGGCTGGCACGTAGCTCGTCTCCACGAGGTTCGCTCCGAGCCGACGGGCCTCCTGCTCCAGGAACTTGTGCAGGAGCCAGACGCTCAGCGGGTCAAGCCGGACACCACCATCCGGAGCTGGTCCCACTCCCACAGGGGCGCGGAGGTCGATGCCTACCCTGACGATCTCTGCCATCGGCCCGGCCCCGGAGACAAGCACGCTCCCGCGGTCCGTCCACCGGACCGATGTGCCGTCTTCGAACCGCCACCGATGAATCACGCCGAGCCTCCCAGGCACCCGAGCACCCACCAGAAGTGCTCACGATCCAGATGGTAAGTCCAGAATGGGTCGAGCGCCAGGTACTCGATGCCCATCGAGAGCAATTCCGTGGCGTCGAAGCCGTACACCTTCCCACAGTACGGGTCGAACCACATGTCTCGCTTCGCCAGCTCGTTGAGCTTGTACGACTTGCCAGTGAGCGACCGGAGGCTCTTGAGCATCTCTCCCGCGGTCCTCGCCTCGAACAGCGCCTTGGCGGACTTGAGGATCGCGGGGTTGCTCACCTCGATAGCGTGGCCCCACTCGTGCAGAATCGACCGGAGGCTGTACGCCTTGACGATCGGGGTCGAAGCGAAGACGTCACAGGACGCCCTCGACGACGGCTTGAGCCACCGCAGCACGGACTTGGTCGTGAGGCCGCTGTCGAGGTGGGCGTCCAGCCAGGCCTTCGCCGCCTCGAGCTCGCCGGAGGGGCCCTTGCCGATCACCTTCACCATCGCCGCGGTGCCAGGCTTCGCCTTGACACCGTCGAGGTGCCCGAGGATGGCAGCCATCGGGTCTGCGTACTTCACGCCGAAGAAGTCGAGCGAGGATGCCAGGTCCCGGACCGGCGTGTTCGGGAAGGACTTGGCGAGCGCCTCGATCTTGGCGAACTTGTCACCGGCTCCGACGTGCTTTGCCAGCCCGTGCGCCCGAACGAGCTCGGCCGCGCGCTCTGCCGTCATGTCGAGGCCTCGTTCCTGAGCCGCTCTGCCCCAGGCCGCCGCCTTCGCTGCGTCTCCGAGGTGGGCGAAGCTCTTTTCCCAGTGCGCCGCCGTGTGCTCGGGCTTTGGCGCCTTGGCCTTGGGAGCGGCCTTCGGCTTCTCGGCCTTCGGCTTGGGAGTCGAACGGGGCTTACCCGTCCTCTTGAGCCTCCCCTCAAGCTCCTTGCGGATGTCCTGCGGGTACTTCTTCGTGTCGGGCTTCCACTCCGAAGCCCCAGGCTCTAGCCCGAATCCGTCTTGCGCCGGCTCGTCCGTAGGCTTCTTCGTGACGCCTTTGGCCTCGGCCTGCGACCGCCTGAGTGACCGGACGATCGACCTGCACCCGAAATGCAGCGGAGGGTAGTGGGTCTTCCACCACGGGTCGTCGTGAGGCAGGATGGTGCCGTCCGACTTCTCGCACATCAGCGAGGTGCGGTTGTCGAGGATGGCATCGAACTGCCAGAACGGCCGGACCTTCACGATGGCCGGGTCGGACTGCTGCTTGTGCCGACCCGCATTGTACGCGGCTTGCGCGTTGGTGCGGAAGATGGTCTCGAGTCGCCACGCCGGGTTCGGCACGCTCCCAGCCCATGCGTCGATGAGCTGTTGTCCTACGTCGCGCTTGAAGTCCTCGAGCGTCGTGCCGTTCGCAACGGCACGGTCAAGAGCGAGAAGCACGTCACGCAGAAGGTCGGCTTGCGCCACGCCTGCGACGGTGAACGCCTTGCGCTGCGCTTGTTCGTCGAGGGTGTCCCACACCGACTTTGGTACAGGCACCCGAGCCAGGAGCCATGCGGCCGCAGCGGAGAACTCCTCCACGTCAGTCGATGCGGCCCACGGCGCAGTCATTCATCACACCCCGGTCGGGTCGCCGAAGGCCCAGTACTTCACGATGCCGTCTCCGGACTGCTCGGCGCTGGTCGTCACGGTGAGAGCGGTGATCGGGGTCGCGGAAGGCTCGGTCGGGAAGGCGATGATGACCATGCCTCCGGTCGGAATGGAGAACGGCTTCTCGGTACCATCGTTGAACTCCACGTCGAGTTCCTGACCCGACTCGTTCTTGAGCGCGATCCCGGTGGCAGCCGTGCCGATCCCGGCGAGGGAAATGGGCAACTCGGTGCTGGCCGCCGTCGCGTCGGGAATGTCAAGTTCACCGTAGGTCATGGCCTGGTAGGGAACCGAGACGACCTGGGTAGGGGCGGCAGCCACGGCGCCGCCGGGGTTCGGGTAGGACAGCGAGAGCGAAAACGTTGCGGTCTTGTCGGCCATTGGTGCGCTCCTTTACAGGTCCTCGACGACGGATGCCCTGCCGGCAAGCTCCGCCAAGATTGTCGCCTTGTGCACCAGCGACTCGAGGGCAGATGGGTTGGTGGTGTTCTCGTAGTGCTTCGCCAGTTCGGCCCTCAGCCTTCCAGGCCAGTCGCCGCCGTCTTCCAAGCCGTCGATGAGCTCGAGAAGAGCTGCCACGTCGGGCTCGATCGCCGCCGCCGCGGACTGCACCGCACCGGCGGACGCGGTATCCACGAAGGACTGCCCGCGGATCGCTCCGGCCGCTTCCGATGGGTCGTCTCCTGAGGCCAGGGCGATGGAACGCGCCGAGAGCTTCGCCTCAAGGATGGGCCCAACGATGCGTGGCACTTCGGCTTGCATCGCAACCAGGAAGCGTTGTTCTGTCATCGCCACTGCATCAGCGACAACTGCGTCCCAGACAGGGCGCTGACGGCTCGCCTTGATGTCGCCAGGCTTGTCTTCGGCTTCGGTTTCGGGCGCCAGCTTAGGCTCAGGCCCGACCGGCTCTTCCCACTCCTTCCCGTCGACCACTGGGAGCCTGAACATCCGAGCGTATGCCTCGTTGTCCACGGGAGCGCCGAGCGCCGTCCACTTCTGCAGTGCATCAGCCGCGTCGATGAGGGTCTTCGCGAGGGCCGCGGTGTCCGCCGGCGGCGTCGTGTCGCGCTTCGGCCACGGGGCCTTCTTGCCGTCTCCGAAGTTGAAAGAGGCCCACCACCAGATGAGCTGGGACCGCAGCGTGGTGGCGCTCGTCTCGTCGTCGGCTCGGATGATCGACGCCGCTACGGCCTTGTGCACCTCGGCCGCGGCGTAGCTTCCGCCGCTCACCTCGGTGGAGAGGTTCTGCCCGAGGATGCGAATGGTGATGGCCGTGTTCGCCATCTCCACCTGGGCCTTGAAGGTCTCCCAGGTGTTGGCCTCCGCCTCGATGAGCTTCAGGTCGTAGCCGGGCGGCAGAGCAATCGACGTCTCGCGCCCGAGATCCTGCAGGTCCGCCGCGAGTTCGTCGCGGTGTTCCTTCTTCGTCTCGGCTTGTGCGATGCCCACGAGCACGCCTTGGCCGTGACGCTCCGAGTACCGCCCCCAGTCGTCTACAGCATAGCTCTTGAGCAGCCACCACCGAGACAGGCTGCGCCACGCGCCGCGAGCCCATGGCCGCTTCGCGCCATACGGCATGTAGACGATCCAGGTGCCGTCGCCCGGAGTGACACGCACCTCCGACCCGGCCCGCTGCTTGGCGAACCAGGCCTTCTGCTCGTGGTCGTAGCGCAGAGCAGACGGGTGGATGACGTCGAATCCGATCGACCCATCGTCCCGATGTGGAAGGAGCCTGACCCCGCTCGGCTGTTCGACACGCTCCCAGCTCGCCACCCTGCCGACGCCGATGCCGAGGATGATGCCCCACTCCATCCACTCGGACAGCGTGTCCTCGGGAACCATCTCCCACCAGTCTTCGGCGAGTTCGTCGACCGGAGACTTGGCGTCCTGCTGCGGGGGCTCGAACGTGATCGGTAGGCCGAGCAGCCCGCGGATGCGTACCTCACGCAGGCACCCGGACAGGCGGTCATCGGCGAGGATCTGGTCGCAGAGCTGGGCAGCGAGCCGAAGCGAGCCGGAGTCGGCCATCCGCTCGGCTTGCTTGATCAGGCGCGGGGTCCACTCGATCGCGGACGCGCGAGGAGGCTCCTCGGCAAACGAGGCGGCCTTGGGGGCTCTGGGGGCAGGCGACGAAGCAAGGCTCACGGCGGCCGCGATTGCGAGCACACGCCTCCCCACCTGAGTGAGGGTGTTGCTCGTAGCGTTTCGCCAGTTCATCGTCCTCTTGCGCTGCGTCTGCCTCTGCGAATTCCGTCGTAGTCCTGGAGCTTCTTGTTCACGTCCAGGAACGAGATGCCCCACACCAGCGCGTCGACCCTATCAGGCGACGTCTCATCGTTCGCCGGGTCCCATCCGCACATCTGGTCCTCCAGGCGCCCAAGCATCCCGAGGTGATGTACCCGGCCCTGTTCGTAGAGGGTCGAGATTGGGTCCGCCCGAACCGCCTTGCCCCTCGACGCGTGCACCGACTTGAACGGAGGGGCGTCGTCGCGCTCCACCTGCACGTTTCGCTCGACGAGGTCTCCGCCGTTGTTGACCTCGCCGACGATGTAATCCGCTTCCCAGCGGTCAAATGCTTCGAGGGCTCGAGCGGCCCATTGCGCTGGCGAGTAGACCCCAGAGAGGTCATCCAGCACATAAGCGTGCCCGTCCTCTCCCAGCCCCACGACGATGATGCCGGTCTCGTTCGACTTCGGGTTGGTCGAGACCGCCGGGTCGATTGCGACAACGACCCGCCGCATCTGCGGGAGATTCTCCCGCGACATGACCCGCAAGTCGTCGATGCGAGTCCGGACCCATAGAGCGTTTGGGTTGTCCTCGAGAATCTCCGCCTCGAGTTCCTGCCGTCCCAACCTCGTACCCTCGTACTCGCGGATGATCTGTTCCAGGAACTGCTTTGCCAGGTTGGCTCGATTGTCGTATGTCGTGCCCTTCGTCAGCGCGACATCCTGCCCGCCTCGGGCGACAAGGGCCTTGATGAGCGGCGTCGGCCTTGGCGTCGTGGTCACGATGCCCTGTGGGTTCGACCCCAGCCGGAATCCGAGCTGCAACTGCGTCCACGCGTCCGGGTACCGCCAGCTCGCGAGTTCGTCGGCCCAGAACGAATCGCACTGCTTGCCGCGGAATCTGTCTGGCTTCTCCGCAGTGATGCAAAGCGCCTTCGCCCCACACTTCGGCCATACAACCTGGCTCTTGTTCGCCAGATATAACGGCTTGTTCCATGGAGGCGAGACGGCCAACAGGCCCGACTCGCCCTCGATCATGATGTCCCGAATGTCGTCCGACGTTGGACCTGCGATGATGAGTCGCTTGCCTTGACCAGATTCTACCCTGTCACGAACCCACTCTGCGCCAGTTCGCGTCTTGCCGTACCCTCGTCCGGCAAGAATGAGCCATATGACCCACGCCCACACGGGCGGCAGCTGCTGCTCTCTGGCCCAGACTCCCTTCCAATCGTACAGGAGGGCTCGCGCCGTCTCATCCGGGAGCGTCGCTATCGCCTGGCGAACCTGCCCCGGGCTCATCTTGCGGAGCAAGTCGCGCAAGCGCGTCGGCAAGCTGTCCACGGGCATCCTCGATTTCGATTGCTCCACCGTCTGGGCCACTCACCTCTGCTCGCGAGGGGGCGTCCAGTCCGAGCAGCTTGGCGCGCCTGTCCTCGATACGGAGCGCGGAGTCGATGGCCCGCGGGTCTCCTCGCTTCACCTTGCCTCGCAGCGCGTACAGCATCGCGTCGAGTCGGTGGATCTGCTGGTCTCGAACGTCCGTGGCTGTCTCCGCCGTCTGCTCTCGAAGCTCCGCGAACCTGGCCTGGACAAGCTTCCAGGCGCCCTGGCGCGTGATACCGAGAGTCCGCCCGATGGCGTCGTAGCTCATGCCGTCCCGTCGAAGTTCGAGCGCCATCGTAGACCGGTCACGAGCTCGGATCCTGTGCGGCGTCACCTTGGTCGTCTGGACCTTTGCCGCCTGCTTCTTCGCCATGACCCGTAAACCTGCCCGTACGTCAACCCCACGACCACCGAAAGACGAACCGCATGCTCCCGCACCGGCACGCCGTGAGCGGGTCCGGCACCTCGAGCTCGAACACGGTCCGTCCGTCTACCTTCATCTCCCTCGAGATTCTCGCCCCGGCCGCCTTGAGCCGGTCTAGGTCAGCTTCCGCCTTGCATGCGACGCACCTGCACGCGAAGCCTACTTCCACGTCCTGCTCGAACACGGCCATCGGCCAAACCGTAGCAGCGGAGAAGCGTCAACGCCAGGCTCCGCAACGGGGAGGTTCCGCGCGGTCGGGGCCGGCCTGGCACGACCCTCAGGAGGGGGAAGGAGGCCCGACGGTGATGAGGCGCCGGGGACGAGAGACCAGCCGAAACGAAGACGGCTCGCCACACGTCCTCGGGGCCTCGCGCGCGATCGTGTCTGCGCTGAGGTTGACGCCGTTTCGCTCTCAGCTTCGCTGAATCGCGAGTTACTCCGTCCGGGCTCCGCCCGTCCGGTTGCCCTCACCCCCTACCCCCTCTCCCAGAGACACGAAGTCCTACTGTAAGGGTGGGACACAATTACGTTCCCTCGCTTTTCCGTCTTTCCAACTTCGCTCGTATGCACGCGCGCACGCGACACATCACCGTCGCGTACTCCTGGGGCCGCCCGGGGCCATGCGCGACCGGAAACATGATGCCGCACCCGCACGCGCAGAACCGCTCTTCGATCCCCTCGAGCCTCCGAATCTCGGCAAGAATCGCTCGAATGTCGCGCTGGTCTGCCTTGCGCTCCCGATCCCGTTCTCGCTCCTCCTCGGTCCGCTCTGCGACGTACCGGGCCTCGGCCTCGAACCGTTCCTGCCTCGCGACGGCCCCCGCGTCGCAGAACTCCTCGAGCACTTCAGCCGCGAGATCGCGCATAGTACGCCTCCAGCGCAGCGGAGAGCATGACCCTCGCCCTTTGCACGAGCTCGTCGACGATCGAGGAGTCCGCTTGACTCGTGGACATCGAGAGCATTTCGAGGGCGCCGCGGGGCCCGAGGGGCGGGCGGTGCCGGCGGGCCCGACGAGCGTTGATGACGGCGACGGCCTGCTGCACCGTGTCGAGCTGGCAGAGCAGGGCGACCGAGATCCCGCACAGGCGCGATTGATCGCCGAACTGAAGCTCGAGCACGGCGCGGTCAGTGGGGGAGAGCTGCCGGACGCGGGCGAAGATCCGGCGGGCATCGGCCAGCTTGCGACGGCGAGCGTGGAGCCGCTCGATGGCGTCGTCGCTTGCCGAGCATGTCGAACGGGTCTCTCGGGCCGGTTGCTGCGCTTCCAGCCACTCAGGTGCCCCCTGCGACCACACCTCTCGCGCCTCAAGCCTTCGCCCGGAAAGCGCCATGCGATCCATCGACGCTTCGAACCCAGATTGGACGCTCCGCACGCCAAGATCCGCCTCGGCCCCTCCGCCGAAGTACCACTCGAGTTCCAGCAGGTCGTCCGTGCTCATTTCGCCTCCACCGGCACATGAGGGGTCGTCGGCTCCGCAGGCGTCCCATGCACGACGAGCCTAACGGCGCATCCGAGGTCGATCAACTCCTCGCCTTGCGGGCACGCTCGCACGATTGCCCCGGCGAGACGGCGAGCCGACGCGTGGTCGATGTGGATCTCGGTCACCTGTCCTCGTTTGCGGATTTCAATCACGTTGGACCTCCGTCCTTCGAATCCTTGCCGCCTAGAACGCGTAGACCGCCCCGGGCCGTCTCCTTGCCCGTCGGGAGGTCCACGGGCGCGCTGGCTGTGGCAAGGGGTTGGCTGGGCCACACCGTGAGACGCCTCCCGTCCCTTCTGATCTCCAGCCCCGGGACGAGCCCCTCTTCGATGCGCTTGGCGAACGCGCCGCGGGCCGTCATCGCGCTGTGGTAGTGGTGGTCGATGCTGTCGAACAGCTCGCGGAGTGTGCATCCGGGGCGGTGCCGGACATGATCGGCGGCACGCCGGCACGTCTCGCGAAACGGCGTCCACTGCCCACCGGCTTGGGAACCCGCGGCAAGAGCGGTGCGGTGCTCGTCGCAGAGATCCTTGGTCCACCGGGTGGTTGCGCGGCGATGCAGGTTGGCCCGGCGCGTCTGCTGCACCCGCATACCGTCAGCCCATCGATCTTGCCTCACCTCGAGCAGCCCAACCCCCTCGTGCGCCAGCAGGCTCCGGGCGAAGTGTCGCGGCTCCCTCGCTTGCGGGACTGCGACGCTGACGAGGTGAGCGTAGTGCGTCCGAGCAAAGGCTTGCTCGATCAAATCTAGGGATAGGCTCGTCTTGGTCTCGATGACCCAGACGAGCGGGCGCAGACGGGCCACGATGTCGGCTCTCCCGCCGTCGGGGAGCGTGACTTCCTGCCACGTCTCCCAGCCATCACCGGATAGGAATTGCAGCACGGTGGCTGCTAGGTCGGTTTCCTTCATCGCTTGCCCTCATGGCACTTTCGCCCACGGTGCTTCCCCATCCACTCCCAAGGCAGGCCCCAATCCGCATCCACCTTCTCGGAGTCACCACACGCCGTGCAGACGAACTCTTCGCCCCGGCACAGTATGGGATCGGGCTCCAGGTGTGACGTGTCGCGAGCCTGCCGCGCGATCTCGTCGGGGGTGAGCTTTGCGCCGGTCACATTGCCACCCCGAATACCGACGCGGAAAGCCTCTCAGCCTGCTCTCGAATCCGCGCCACCACACCGCGCGCCTCGCTCGGGCTCGTCACGACGGCGTACACGCCGCCGGCGGCCTCGTGCATCGCCTGCCACTCGCGTTGCTCCGCGCTCTGCTGCTCGTCGTAGCGCTTGACCTCGAGAGCCACCGACCGACCGCACACCACGCCGAGGATGTCCGCGGTTCCCTTCGGAGCCGCCTTGAACAGCCCTCGGCCAGTCTCCCCGGCCTTCGTGGTGTAGTCGTACACGCGCCTGCCGCTGTTCGCGCGCCACCAGTACGCTTGCCCGTCGCGCGAAACGTAGAGCCCGGTTCGGACCCACGAGCCCTTACCTGTTTTCCTGGATACCTCGTATCGGCGCCGTTCGGCACCAAGCGAGGCCAGGATCCAGGCTTGGATGTCCTTCTCGAGCGGGCCGGTGAGTGCGAATCGCTTACCCATCGACGCGCCCTCCGGACGTTGCCGCCCACGCAAGCATCTTTGCTCGCTGCCGCTGCTTGCGTGACTCCTCGGCAATACGCTGTCGCAGCGCGATGAGGCTGCCTTGCTGCCGCAGCGTCCAGCCGATCTTGAGCCGGCGCGCTTCCTCGATGAGCCGCCGCCGCCGTTCGGCCCCCTCGCGTAGGCGCTGGGACAGCTTCTCAATTCGGTCGGTGGGGGTCATCGCTGCCTCGCGTCGTCGTTCTCTCGCCACTCGCGAATCCGATCGCGCGTCCGCTGTAGAGCCTCCGCCGCCAGCAGCTCGATCGCGACGGTAATGGCGTCGGTCCTGTCAATCTTGCGCCCCTCTTCCGCCGCCGCCACGATGCGCTTGGCCGCCTGATGAGCTGTCGAGCAAATCGCCATCAGTACCTCCCATCGGGTTCGTATCCGGGTTCCAAGTCGTCGAACCGTGTGAACGCCTTCGTGAATGCGATCTGCGCCGCACCAGTGCCGCGGTGCCGCCCCTTCGCCACGTCGGCGTTGATCACGGTCGGCTTGTACGGGTCCGATTGTTCCGCTTCCTCGCTCAAAAACACGATCGCGTCGGCGTCTTGCTCGATGGCACCGGACTCCCGCAGGTCCGAGAGCTTCGGCTTCGGCTTCTTGCCTCGCTTCTCGACCTCGCGGTTGAGTTGGGCGAGCACGACCACAGGCACATCGAGCGACTGAGCCAACCGCTTGCACCCTCGAGAGATCGCCGCCACGCCCTCTTCCCGAGAGCGGTACTTCGGATCGGTCGCGACGAATTGCAGGTAGTCGATCAGCACGAGTCCCAGGTCGAGCCCGAGCTTCTTTCTCGCGATCGAGGCAACGCGCCGGGCCTTCGCGCGAATCGTCGCCATCGTCATGCCGCTTTCGTCGTCGATGAACACTGGCAGAGATCGGATGTTCTGCGCCGCCGCAGTGAGCCGCCTCCAGTCGTCTGGCTGCAAACGGTCCTGGTCCATGAGCCTGCTGTTGACTCGACCCTCGCTACACGCAACGCGCTGCACAAGGCGCTCGCGCCGCATCTCGAGCGAAAACACCGCGACAGCCCTTCCGGCCCTCGCGGTGTTGAGTGCGAAACAATTGACCCCCAACGCCGTCTTGCCCATTCCGGGCCGTGCTGCCACCACAGTGACGTCGCCTGGGTCAGTGCCCACAAGCACCTCATCCAGGCTCGCAAGCCCGGAGATGGCTCTTCGCGTGCGGTCAGCCTTGATGCGCTGTTGCAGGTTCGCAAAGCTCTCGGACACAAGCTCCTTGAGCACCATGGGAACCGAGGCCGCTCGGGCCTCCGAGATCTCGAAGATCGACTGCTCCGCCCCATCGATGAACTTCTGCACGTCCTCCACCGTGCCGTACGCCTCCGCCGCCATGCGCTGCGCTTCGGAGATCAGCCGTCGGAGCCTCGCCTTGTCGCGCACACGTCGCGCGTACTCGCCCACGTTCGCGATGCTCGGGACCTTGTCCATGATTTCGACCAGGTACGTCGCCCCTCCGACCTTCGGCATCTGGCCCCGGTCCTCGAGCCAACCCTTGATCGTCAGCACATCGATCGTCTTGTTCTCCTCGTCCAGCGCGAGAATCGCCTCGTAGATGGCGCGGTGCGCACTGGTGGACACGTCGTCCAGCGACATGATCGGCACGACCTCCGCGATCACGTCTGGCTTGAGCAGCAGGGCCGACAACACCGCGGCTTCCGCCTCGACGTCGCTGGGAGGAATTCGGTCAGACATCGAGCACCCCGATCTGCGCCATGCTCTCCTGAGCTCGACGCTTTGCCGCCTCGCCCCATCCCTTCGGGAGACCGTACTCGCTCAGGCTCTTGAGCAGGTACTCGACGGCATGGCGCTTCGTGGCGAGAAAGTCGTTGAAGCCGTCGTCGCGCAGAAAGCTCGCGAACCAGTGGCGCAAGATCTCCTCGACCAGTGGCTCGGGGTTCGCGCCGGGCTGCCCCCGGTCGGTCAACTCCGAGATCGCCTCGGACAGTGCCCGCTCCGCCAGCGCCTCGATCGCCTTGGCGCTCGCGGGGTTCTCGACGTACTTGCCGTATCCGCGGCGAGACCTCGAGTACATGTCCCGCCACAGCTTCCAGCAGAGACCCTTAGGGGCGGCGGGCTTCATCGGCAGTTGCTTCCCGTTCACCCTCTGCCTTCGAGAGGCTGGTGGGTCTTGAGACAAGATGGGCTGGGACGGTTCCGGTTCTCTGGATTCCGAACCGGGGTCCGGTGCGCCAGCACCCCTCGGAGAGATCTCTTTAAGTTGGGTTGGGTTGGGTTGGGTTGGGTTTAGTAGCGTTACACCAGCGTTTGAAACGCGTTGCAGCAACGGTGTTGAAACGGCGTTACATGAGCGTTTCTCTTCCGCGTTTTTGCTGCCCTTGCTGGCTTGCTTTTCCCTGAATCTACGCAGCCTTTCGCGCGAATTGGCCCTTGCCTTCTCAACCGTCTCTTTGTCCTCGTTCCACTTCGTAAACTCGTGGATAACCCATTGCTTTCCTGGTTCAGTTTCATGGAGCAACCCGCGGTCTACGAGAGTTTTGAGGTGCCTAAACTGGCTCTTCCTTGGCAGATCCATGGCCGCAACGGTCAACGTTTGGGAAGTGATCACGCCATCCGTGAGCTGCTCGCGGGCGTAGGTCAGAAGGTCGACCCAGAGCAACCGGGCGTCCCGATCCATCCCGGCGAACTTCGGATGACGATTCCACCCATCGTGCAGCTTGAGCCACGACATCAGCCTCTCCTCCCAGCAAAAACAGATTCCTCCACCGTCGCGTCCCACGACTCGGTGAAAAGCTCGAGCTGGCCTGACTTTCGAGCCCTCGTCCGCCTCGCGTTCGACGCGTGCTCCTTCGCATCGTGACGGAGATGACATCGCTGGCACAGAGCGGCGAGGTTCTCCTCGTCGTTGTGCGTCGGGTCGTGGTCGACGTGCGCGACCGTCAGGATGACCTTCGATCCCGTGACAGGGTGGGGCTGGTAGTTCTCGGCTCCGCACCACTCGCAGCGGTTTCCCGCCCTCTCGAAGCGGATGCGTTTGGACAGTTCGCGCCAGTTCGTCGGGTACAGCGCCCGCGCTTCAGCCCGGATCGGCATGCTCACCTCCCAGCAGTCCAAACGTAATCTCAACCCCCAGATCGCTTCCCCAGCACTCCCACCCCGGTCTTGCCCTCCGGGCGAACATCTCCAGACGCGGCACCGCTCCAGCCGTGAGCCTCTCGATGACGTCGTATGTCGCACCAGGCTTCGCGCTGTGAGGGCCGCGGGGGGCGAAGACCACCGACCTCACGCCGTGGTCTGTGACGAGCTGGGCGCCACGTCCTCGGACCCCGATGAGGCATACCTCGTGGTCGAGGCGGACGTAGTGACCCATGCCCATCCGCCCGTTCTCGCGCCCCCCGGCAGTCTTCGTCTTCACCCACACCAACTCGCTCTTGAGGGTGAACCCCCAGGCCTGCATCACATCCAGCGCGGCCTGTTGCATCGCAGAGACCCGCCAGAGGAACAGGAGAGAGTCTGGCGCGATCTGTGGCAACCGAATGGCGCAGATGTCTCGCGTCGTCATGGTGCGGTAGTGCTTTGACGCGCCACGACCATTGCCTGGCAGACGGTCCCCGAATCGCCACGGGGGATCGGCAAGCACGACGCGAAATGGAGTCATGACGCCAGCCTCGCCGATGCCACACGCACCGCCTCAGGGCTTGAGTCGATCCCGATGCCGATGCGGCCGAGACGCCGCGCGACGGCAATCGTCGTCCCACTGCCCATGTACGGATCCAGCACGAGATCGCCGGGGTCAGTGGTGGCGAGGATGAGTCGCTCGAGCAACGCCTCGGGCTTCTGCGTCGGGTACCCGGTACGTTCCCTCGCACATGGGGCGATGATGGGGAGGTCCCAGACGTCGCCGAGGGGGCACCCTGGAGACTGCTCCGGCAAGTACTGCACCGTCGTCCTCCTGTCGCCTTGCCAAGAGTGCTTCTGCCTCCGTCCCCCATGAGTCTTGATGGTGGAAGGCGCCAAGGGCTCGTAGAGTTGGTTCCATCGGGACGGAGCGGACGCGTCGCGGACCCACCGAAACAACGTGTCATGCACGCGCTGGAAGTTGCGGGTCTTCGCGGGCCAGCGGCGGTACCGCCAGATGATCTCGCTCGCAAAAGCAGTCCGGTCGAACACGTCGTCTCCGAGCAACCGCACGTGCGCGGATATGTGCCAGTCGACGTGGATGACGCAGCACCCCCACGGGGCGAGCAGATCGCGTACGGCCATGATGCGGGGTGTCAGGTGGGATATGTACTCGGCATACGATGTCCACCGGTCGTCGAACGCCTCTACTCCCTCGCTCGTGACGTGCTTGCGCTGCGTCATGTATGGTGGGTCCAGGTAGGCGAGCGTGACACGCGTCCCGTCGGCCACGAGCTGGCGCATGACGTCGAGGTTGTCCCCGTGATGGATCATCTACAGCCGCATCCATGGGTTCAGGCCGAACTCGACGAAGACCACGGCCGCGATGAAGCAGAGCAGGCGGGTCACGACGCACCCGTCAGCCAGTACTTCGTCCCCCGCTTCTCGCCTTCGCTCGCGACGGCGCCGGAGTCGATCAGCGCCTTGAGCGCCTTTCGAATCTGCGACGCATCGATCTCTTCGTCGCCGGCGTCCGCCAGCGCTCGGATGATGTCGCCCATCCCCATGGGCTCTGAGGTGAGCACGTCGAGCACTCGTTTCGTGGCTTCGTCACTGGCGCCCTTCTTGGACCGCTCGACAAGCACAGTCTTGATCGGCATCGAGGCGAACTTGCACGCCCCCGGCCAGTTCGCGCGCTGCATCGACTTGGTCACGCCGTCGGGGGCTCGTAGGATGACTCCGACGTCCGTGACTTCGACCACGCGGCAGAGTTGCCCATCCATGAGCCAGATCTGGTCCACGTCGACGTCGGGAACCGGAGTCGCGTCCAGCTTCTTGACGTCCTCGTTGAGCTTCATCTGGAGGTCTTCGGACGTCATCTCCCGCGTCTCGACCTCCTCGTCCGTGTCGGTCCGAACGATGGTCACCTTCTTGGCCTTCCAATCGCGCTTCGCCTTGCACGCGACCATGCGCGACTCGGCGCCGTCTCGCACGCACTCGAGTAGGCTGTCGCGTTCGACTTCGAGCTTGGCGATAGCCGTCTTGTAGCCGTCGACGACGGCCTTCTTCTTCTCCTTCTCCAGCGTGATTTCTCGGTGGATGCGGCTTGCCTTGATGGCCTTCTCCGCGATCTCGCTCTCCGTCAATGCGACCTTCAGATTCCGTAGCATCTTCAGCTCTCCTTCTTCACAGCGACGAACCGCGCGAGCAGCGCGCCGTCGCGAATCCGGTGCAGTTCAGTCCCCACCACGCACACGTGCCGATGCTTTCGGTCCAAAGCCTCGTCCAGGCTCGGATACATGCCGACACGCCTCTTGCCGCGGGACGCGATCACGGGCTCACCACGTCGTAGTACCGACTCGCCGTTGTCCCCGATGCGCAGAGCTTCCCCGCGTCCAACAGGTCCTTCAGCGCGGTCGAGAGGGTGGACACCTGGCGGCTCGGGACCGACAGTAGGCGGAGTATCTCCACGGGGCGCAATGGCCGGCCCTGCTGCCGAATCAGCGCCGGGATCTGGTCGAAGAGCGCGAGGCGAAGCGCACCCTTCTCGTTCGGATTTCGGGCTTTTGGGGCCGCTGTTGGCGGCTTCTCCTTCTGCTTGCGATCTGGTCCCTTGCTCGACTCCTTCTCAGAGAACACGATCTCGACCACGCCGGGGATGGTCGTCAGTTCGCCGTTGATCATGATCTGGCTGGATGTTGGGGCTCCGACTTCAACCGTCAGGTCGATAGCCGCCTGGACAGCTCGCAGCACACGCGCCCGGTCGTGTCCCTCGAGCGGAACGAGCAAGTCGAGGACTTGAGTCGTAGAAGCAAGGATGTTAGCGGACATTGCTCACCTCCCCCGAAGCCAGCTTCGCAGCTTCGTGGCGAATCTTCGCGCACGCGATCTCGACCTCGTGTACTTCCCGCATCAAGTCACGAGCCTCAGAAGCTGAGATGCACCCATCGACCATCGCAGCCCTCCACGCCGAGGAGACGTCACCAACCTCCGCGTGCAAGTCGTCGATCCGGTCTCGGAGGGTACGGCACGACTCGACCGGGTCGGGCCCATCGAGGTACGCTAAGGCCGACGTCAAAATGAGACGAGCTGCATCTCGCCCCCTCGCGCTCGACGAGCCCATGACGAGTAGGCGTCCGATGGGCATGGTCCGAGGCATGTCGGCGCCCATCCACCTGTCCACCATCGACCTGGACACGCCTGCGGCGTCGGCGGCGGATTGCCTCGTAAGGCCGGCGGTCGCAAGGGCGGTGGCCACGATCTGTGCCGCCTTCGCTTTGCACTGCTCGACTGTCCAGGCAGCGGGCTTTCGCACTCTGCGGACTGTCGGGCCCTCTCGGCACGCGTCATCTTCAGAGGCATGCCCGTTGACATCCATCCCAATGAAAGCTACGTTTCGCATCGACATCACAACCCTCCTGCGCCCGGCTCCACCCGGGCGTTTGGTTTTTGTAGGCCGTCAGCCCACGGAGCCGCCGCCCGGAGTCGAACCGGGACCTCCCGGGTACAAACCGGGGGCACGACCATCGTGCTGCAGCGGCGAGTGCATCTACAGCACCTCCACACCAGGAATCGCCCACCCATTGCCGCCGTCGAGCATGACGAGACGCACGGCGGAGTCTTCCCGGAGTTCGCGGACGAACGCCCGGTAGTCGCCGAGTCGGCCCTGCTCTCGGGCGTACTCCGGCAGCGAGAGACGGCGCATGTGGAAACGGGGAGGCGTCACGCTGCTTCCTTCGGGTCGACGGTTGCGGCGCGACGTTGCTGCAAGCGTCTCCGCTGTTCGTCGGCGATGGCCTCCCATGCCTCACACGGCACGCCTGTCACTCTTTCGAGTTTCACGGCCTGCCCAACGTGCGGACACTTCTTGCCGCTCTCCCAGTCGCTCCACGTCACCTGGCTGACCCCGACCAGGTCCCCCGCAGCGGTCTGCGAGAGCCCTTGGGTGAGGCGCCACCCTGCCAACATCTCTGGTCCGTTCATCTCACTATTGCGATAGCAATCGTTCGACCACCTGTCAAGTGGCTTGCGTCTATCGCAAAGGTGATTCCGCCGAGGTGGTACGATGCACGACGAAATGACAGCGAAGACCAAGGCCCTCGAGAAGTCTCAGAACGAGACGGTGCGCGCGATCGCTCGCAGGATCGTCAAGGAGCAGTTCGACAAGAACGAGTCGGCCGCGGCGCGCGCGCTCGGGATTTCGCAGTCGATGCTCCACGAGTTCATCGCCGACCCGCCGAAGCGGGGCGCCGGGGTTCGCGTGCTCAACGGACTGGCCAAGTACCTCGGATGGACCATCGATGAGGTGCTGCGCGGGGAACGAACGCTGACGGTCCCCTCACATCTCGACGACGACGCGGAGACCGCCGAGACCATCGCGTTCGCAACGAAGTGGCTGGGCGTGCAGCAGGAAGCTGTTGATCGAGCGATGACACTGTGCAAGGGCGGGACACGGATGCCGGCTAAACAGCTCCTCGAGCAGCTCGTGGCCGCTCAGAACGCGCTGCAGTTCGAGGTGTCGGTCGGGGAGGTCGAGGCGAAGCGTCTTCGCGGGGAGGTGGACGTTGGCGACGAGCTCGACCCGCCGTTGGATCGGTGATGGCTACCGATTGACCAGTGAGCAGTCGGACATCACGACCCGAAAGATCGACATGCCTTCGCACCTGCAATCGACGGTGACGACGTTTCCCCTCGACAGCGCAGCCACCTGGGACGTCCATCGGTCGCTGAACATGCACCGCAGCTTCAGAACCTCGTTCGGCTTGCCGGTGCCGACGACGACCATGATCTCATCGGACATGTCCTTGGCGACCTCGGAAACCTTGCCCGTCACCTCCATGCGCTTGCCGCGATACCACCCGTCCGCCCTCACCTCGTTGCTCTCGTAGTCGGACAGGATCTCGGAGGCTTCCACCTTCATCTTGCGAGCCTGGACGGCCGACGTTGGTGGCGGAGTAGCCGGCTTCTGCTCCTTCGGGTCGGCTGGCGCGTCCTTGCAGCACCCAGCCGCGACGATGGCGACCGCGAGCAAGGCCTTGCGCATCACCCAACCTCGTCCTTCAACACCAGGGCGACGCGCCGAGGGTCGTCTGTCAGCGTCGCCTTCTTGATCCCGGGCCCGACCCGCTCGAGCTCGTCATCCGATGCCCGCGCGAGCCACCGAAGGTCCTCCTCGGTCGGAAGGACAATCTCTCCGATCGAGCGTGCTCGCACCGCCCCTGGAGCCACCACGATGGACGCCGCTACCTCACCAACCTCCCCCAGGCGTAGCGCCACCGCCGTCTGGGTGACGAGGAAGGTGTCGGCCAAGGCCTCGAGGTCGTCTCCAAGTTCGGCCCGCAGGCAGTGAAGGGCTCGCCACGGCATCAGCAGAGCCGCCGCAAACCGGTCGGCTTCTGCCTCGATCCGATCATTCCTGCGAAGGTCGTGCCCAAGAACGGCATGCCCGAGCTCGTGCGCGGCGGCAAACCGGCCTGCCGCGATCGGAAGCCCGTGGGCGACGCGGATGACCGCGCGCCCGCCGTCGCTCCCCAGCTCCGCCATCCCACGAAGCTCCCTCCTCGACACGAACCGAAGCGCGCCGCGTCCGAGTACAGCTTCGACCGCGGGGCGGACAGGGACCCGCACGAAGTCATCAAGGCCTGCCGTTCGCAGCACATGCTCGGCTTCGCCCTCGATTCGCTGCCACGTCATGGACGGATGATCGCTCCATGGAGCCGCTCGGTCCACTTTTCCTGATTCGCTTCAAACGAAACGGAACGGAGTCAAGCCGCGCGCACCGAATGATCTGGTAGCACACTGTGCGCAAAGAATTATCACAAAAACGATAACCATCCTCTTGACTCGATACGCGCTATCGCTATAGTGTGCGTCAGGAGGAACGAACATGGTGACCCGCGAGATCGAAGCTTCTGACCTGGACTTCAACATCGACGCGATGACTCGGCCCCAGAAGGCCCCTGGCCGCATGGCCCGAGCGGGCGGCTTCCGCGTCATGCGCCCGACCAACCGCGGCCCGGTCTGCGTCGCCAAGGTGCCCTCCCGTGACCTGGCTGTTCGGGTCGCGCTCCGCAACGACTGGATCGAGGAGGTGGCAGCGTGAAGGTCCAAATCACCCACACGGTCGTCCTCACCGTCGAGGAGCACACGCCCGAGCATGCGCACGTCGAGCGCGCCCTCTCCACCGTCTACTCGGAGGACGTGACCCGTCACCGTCACGGTGGCGACGTGACCTACCGGATCGCAGCGTCCGACATGGATGAGGTGGCCGAGATTCGCCAGGCGGTGGGGGCATGAAACGCCTCCCCTGCTCCCTCTGCGGTGGCGGCGGAACGGACACGCCTTGCCCAGAGTGCGGGGAGACGCTCCCGCCGAACCCGCTCACGCGGGCTCTGGATGCCGCTCAGGAGACGTTGGAGCCCGTCCTGTACCATCCGGGCGTCGCCATCTCCAACGGCCGCGCCAAGGTCTACGTGGGAGGCTCCGTCATCGCTTCCGTGCCTGTCCTCGGAGGGGACAAGATCGCCGCGGTTCGGCAGGTGACTCGGCGGGCCCTCGAGCAGTCGCGGGTCCGCTGCGCCTGCGGGCTGTCCCACCGGTGGGGCGACCTGCCGAGCATCGGTGAGCAGAGGATGGAGTGGGGCGAGCGGTTGGAGCTCAGGAATTGCACCTGTGGGTCCACGCTCTCCGTGACCGTCGACCCGGGACAGTGGGACGCCCACGAGCTGGCCGACATCCAGCGAGACCCTGATGGGTGCGTGGCTGCTCTGGGGATCGGGAGGAGGGTGGCATGAGTCAGGCCGGGATCGACGCGGCCCGCATCCTGCGGGAGCTTTCGCCGGAGGTCGCCGCGGTAGTGGCGGCGGAACTCCGAAACGCGGTGACGCCGGCGTCTTGCACCGTGCAGGAGATGCACGACTACGGGTCTGGCGCCGTGCGGGTGCAGGACCACGTGGACCGCGTGACTGCCATCGCGGACACGGTGTCGTACGTCCTGGCCCTGGCCTCCGCGCTTCAGGGGGCAGGACAATGACCCCCACCATCCTGCTAGCCCTCGCTCGACTCGCCCATGCCGAAGCTGACGAGGCGACAAGGCACGGGACCCAGGAGGACGTCGTGTTCCTCCTGGCCCTCGAGGAGCGCATCCACGCGATGTTGATGTCTCGAGATCGGCCTGCGACGGGGAGCGCTCCCCCTCCAGCCTCGTCGTGGGCCGATCTCGGGATCTGAGCTTCAGGAGGAGGAGCGATGAACGAAGACAGCTTCGAGACGTTGTGCGCGATCAAGGAGACGCTGATCTGGCTGGGCATGGGAGATCTGCTCGCCCAGCTCGGGGAGGATGAGACAGCGGCTGAAGCCGCGCTGGAGGGCCTATGCGAATCGTAG